CTGGTGTAGTTTCATTAATACCATAAAATTGAGTCTCTATGTATGGTCTTACCGGAGACCCAGCATCCTTATTCAATCCATACATGGATATTCCGTAGCAATCTGATATTGTACTTACTCCATTATTAGTACTTGTAGTTTCAGATTGAGAAAAGTTCCTTATGGATGGGGTCACCACAGCCTTATCCAAGAAGAAATCATCTCCTATCTGATATATGATTCCGTTTGGTGTCATGGTGGTTCCGGTGAGGTGTTCAAGTACTAAAGCCTTGTTTGCCAGGTCACCATCTATTTCTGAAAAATACAGAGGCTGTATTATATTGTCAATAAAAGTAGAAATAACACTATTGCTAAGTCTTTGTTGTAATAATCTGGGGGTTCCAGAATCCAATGTAACTTTAATTAATCCAAAATCTGTAAAGTGTTTAGCACCTATAAAATAGATTGCCTTTATTCCACTCACATTTGGAGTGGTTGTCTCTAGAGTATCACCGTTAGTTGATGTTGCTGATCTCTTTTGTCTATGTAATGTAATCACGTCTGTGATAGCAGTCCAAGAACCAACACGGCTTAAGTTAGAATCCTCAATACCTATTTCAAAACTTTCCTTACCAACAATACACATTCTCTCTGTTGGCATCCTAACTTTCTCTATATTAAATAAGCCAGTACCGACATCTGTTATATCTATAAAACCACCGCCCTTTGTCAATGATACCTGTACCGTTGATCCAGTGGAATTAACAATAAAAACTTCTTGGTCTTGAACTAGACCACCAGGCAATGTTCCACTTAAGCTATCAAAGACTACTATCTCATCATCATTAAAATCATGGCTTGGACCTGGTATAACTATTGTATCTGTACTGTCATTAATATCTGCTGGTACTAACTCATTAAATATTGGTTTTGCGAATGTAGCATATCCAGATATTCTAAATGAACCAGTACCAGAATTGTTTGTCTGACTTACTTTAACAGTGTGAATACCATGTTTTAAGTTACCGTCATCTATTCTTAATCTATAAGTGGCTCCCCCTGTTGAGGCTGTTGTAGTTGTCTGAATAGTGTAGTTTATATTTCTAACATTAGTAGTAGATCCATCTATCTCAAAAGTCACAGTCTGAGTAACACCAGAAAGTACTTTTATATTGAGCCATACCTCTGCCCCTTTGTATTGAAATTGCCATTCATCTCTTATATTTTGAACCTGTACGGTTGTTCTGTTCCATGAATTTGTATCTTTTAATGGTGTCCCTATCGTTTCACCATTATCAGTGTGATACCCAAACATGGTTCCAAAGGCTTCCTCAGATACATCTACAGGGCGGTTTGCAGCCAAGACTGGAACTAGCCACCCAGCACCATTACTAATATCTATAATAGCCCCACCATCAGTCAATGAGAATTGAACAGTATTTGTTCCTGGGTTTCTTATAAAGAACTCATCACCTAATGCAAGACCACCAATAATGGTCTCACCGGCAGATATATCATTTTCATATCGGACTTTATCACTTTCTAATAATTGATGATCTTCATAGATTGTTGCAAAATCACCACCAGCATTCACTGCTGTTATTCTTAATCGGTTGTCATAAGAATTAATAGCTGTCTTTTCTATTAAGTGGGTGTAATACCAAGGAGCCTCAAGCCTTATTCCACCCTCTAGAATAGTGACTTTTACAAAATATTCTTTTTCTTTTAGTTCATTAAATAAGGTTATAGCACCATCAATACTAGCAGCTCGTCTTGTACTAATGGTGACCTCATCAAAAAAGGTGGATCCCCCATCATCTGATATCTCAGCTTTTAATATTCCAGCACTAGCATTACTCCCTAAAGCTTGAAGTACAAATATCTTTGTAACTATACCTAGAAATTCATAAGTAAAAAAGTCTCCTGGTGTTGTACTGTTTGCTGCGTTTCCAAATATAAAGGCTGAAAAGAAAGTATTTGACCATGCACCAGTATAGGTTATCTCAGGGCTTTGTGGTTCAATGCCAATACCAACAACCTTGTTTAATTCTGATCGGTTATTTCGTATACTCTCATACTTAAATCCAAACTCAATATTTTTGAACTCTAAATCCTCACCTGGTTGATATGTCCTTCCACTATCGAAATACCAGCCTCTTCCAAAGTTAGTCAAATAATTAAATGGTTTTTTTAATTCCTTATTAACATTAAGAGTGTTTACATTTACCTCATTCAGAGCTATTGTATTTAAGAAATTAACTGGACCTGGAAAGGATATCTCTTTTGTTACATCGTCACCAAAGATAAAGTATCCAGATATAATATCTAACCAGGCAAGCCAGTTAAATGTTTCAAAGTGTAACCAGTTGAAAGTCTCATGGGGTGGTATGTCAGGATCACCTAACCATCCAGTATCTTTTCTGCCAGAAGATGGCTCTATTACATCCCCGGTTGTTGCATATCGTGGGAGCGTTCCTGTTAATGGTTTTACTGGTATAGCCATATTCTTATTTTATAATGTAACTCTATACTTCTGGAACTATTGAGGCGAATTTCCCGACACCAAACCCAAAAGCATTGGGATCATTAGCAAACCCAAAGTACCCAGTGGGGGCAGTTACTAAAGTAAGCCCAACACCCGAGGGAGCTACCTCTGATTCGAGTATCCTTCTTACTTCTGTAATTGCCACTATTGGAGTAGGGTTTACAAGTATTAAGAAAAACTTGGCTGGGTAATTAGGGATATAAATAACCTTCGTAGGATCTGTTAATGCTCTGGCAACTGTTAATTGATCTGGTATATTCCCACGAGTCAATGTAATGGCTATCTGTATTTTTATTACTGCTCGGTAATCGTCATCATTTAAAAACCTACGGTCTACACCGATAAGACTACCAACTATATTAAGTTGATCCTGTATTGCGTTTTCGAGATCTATTATAGAAAGGAAAAGGAAGAGCATATCTTCAAGCTGTTGATACCTCTCTGCATGTATATCTATTATGGCGTTGATATTTGGCTTTTGTTTATACTGCTCGATGACCCTATCTTTTGCGAGCTGTCTATGGTTTGTTATTTTATCAACAGCCATTATGAATTCACCGTTATATCACCAACTATGATCACTGCTTTATCTCCAAACTCAATTAATATATCTTGATCGAGTGGAGTAGCTGGCTTGATTGCCATTCTTAAAGTAATAGCTAATATTCCTGGAACCGTTGAAACAATAGCAGCCTTGACTTGAGTATTAATAACATCTACATTTTGAGCTAACGCATTAGTAAAGGATGCAGATATATTCTTCACTTGGTCATCCCCATCAACCGGGTATACAGGTCCAATTTCTGAGTTTGTATTTGGTGTAATATCTACCTCATATTCTAAATTAATAGATACAATTCGAGAAAAGAATACTTCTTGTGTTACACCCTCTTGATCTACAATGAATACCTGGACACCTCCAAAGGACTGAATACCAGAACCCTGTTGAATAAATATCTGTTCACCAATATCTTGATCAGCACCACCTAATACAAGAGCCTCAAAGCTATGCCCTGGCCTCCCATCAAGGTCAACAGCATCACCTCTATTTGAAACAACAAAGGCACTTGTAACACCTTCAACACTGGTGAGAGCATTGACTTGTCCAGGATCACTACATCCACCAGTTGCCCCAAGTTGTGTTTTTCTTCTGGCCTTATAATCTGCATCCGTTTCCACATCAGTCCCAATCTCGGTATCATTTGGATTGGTCACTGAATCCAACCCGGTGATAGCCGTATCAATTACAGTCAGAGTCCCGGCTGGTGCTATGATTGGACCTGTCTGAGTAGCTAAGAAGTTAGCTGTGACTGTTCCACCACCGCCAATTGTAGTAGGTGCTATTAGTTTAAATACATTATTTGGAGATCCATCAACAGATATTAATAATGTGTCTGGTATTGGGGTCGATGGGGTTCCAGTGAGGATTACATCACGAGATAAAGATGCCGTGGCTGGTGCTCTTGATATTCCGTTTAAAGCAAAAAGGTTATCTAGTTGAACACCCTCGGCCTCATCTGAGAAGAGGTTTGCATACAACTCTTGAGCCAATTCCCAAATAGATGACTCTCTCTCATTCTCGATTTCTTTTATAACAGGGATAGGCTCGGGTACGACTAAGTCAATATTTTCTCCAAGTCTGGATCTATAAGTCTCGTTTGTTTCCTCAATGACTGTAGATAGTGGCTTTGTATTAAAACCAGTTGGTGTTATTCCGAATTGTTCTGCCATTTATATCACCAGTGAGATATCTTCAAACTCTAAGTTTTGTTCTCTGAAAGCTACATTAAAAGTAATACTGTATTCTCTTCGTGCATCATCAAAATCAAAGATATAACTGTTTAATTTATCAGCACCTGGGACATCTAGAATAGCAGCTTTAATAATACTGTTAACCTGGTCAGGTGAGATTCCTTTCTCGAATATATCTTGTAGCCAGGGAACACCAATAGAGGTATCTCCAAACCACTCCTCTGAAAATAGATGCAAGCTTGTTAATACGTTTTGACGAAAAGCTTTTTCACCATCAATGATAGTAGCCTTACCACCAGCAATATCTATATCATTATCATCTGTGAGTAAAAGAGTATCTGCCATTATTCAGCCTTTACCTTTGATTGACCAGCACTCTGTATGGTGATTGTGATATTGATATCACATGGTTGTCCAGATTGAACTCCCACAATAACACCAGACCCCTCATCACCCTCTCGCATAACTGACTGATTATCAAGCTTAACCTTTGTAGCTGTGGCAGGAATAATAATGATTCCAGCTCCCTCAAGACAAGATCCAGAAACACCATTGGTGACAGTGACAACGATCTGCCCTCTATATACTCCCTGATTATTTGCTTTAACCTTTGTACTCGGTATACTCGTAATAGTAAGAGTGGCAGAGTCAATATCGTGAGTAAGAATAAGATCTTCATTTGCAATAAGTTCAGACATTTAACAATCAATAGTAAGAGCAGTTCCATTGTTCTTTATTTGACCTTCTGGTGTTAACTCTATTTTACCATTGAAGTATTTGAGAACCACATTATTTTCATCTCCCTCGTCACCACCACCAGGAAAGGTAATACCCGGAATGAAAAAGGCATCACTTAAATGATTCCTTCTCGGGTCTTCAGGAAGTACAATACCGCCTTTCTTTTTCCACTCTTCAAGACTTCTTTGGCTGAATATCAATATCCCTTCACTACCTTTTTGGATAGGATATGTAAACGAGAAATTCTTTGCCTGTTGAAAGGCCACTGGTACATTTGAGATGGGGGCCATAGTCTCATTTGTGCCATCCAGATATATCCGCTTTAAAGCTGGTGTCACCTCAACGGTCTTTTTAGAGGCATCATACGAGTCCACAACACCCGGAATCATAAAAGATGAGGCTCTAATCAGATTATCAAAACTAACCTCTAGAAGCTCATTGAGAGTGGCATTACGCTCATCTAATAGCTTATTTCTTGTCGTTGTCATACTACTACTGTTGCCTTAAACTCTTCACATTCGATATTCATAAGCCAATCATTACCTCGGGTATCTCCAACATATTCGGCTGTCTTTACCTTAAAGAATCCCTCTGTTTTCTCTGTATCAATGAACACTGTTGATTCTGGGATAACAGTTGGTTGAATAAGTCCGAGGCATTTAATCCTCCCATCGTCCATTATCTCAGGCTCAGTTAAAAGCCCGGTATCAAAAGCTAAACGGGTTGCTGTTGCCTCATCTATTTTACCACTCAAGGCAAGCTCTCCATTCTGTATGGACCAATCTACACCAAACCGATTAAGTACACCATCAATAACTTTCTTAATGTCTCCACCAGCCACGTACCCACCCAGGAAGCTTTCTTGTCCTAGATCATCCAGGGATTGTCTGGTACTAGCTGAAACGGTTACAGCCAAATTAGAAAAAAGGTTAGCAGCTATTTCACTGAATGATGAGTCTTTAAAAGAAACGTTTGAGGTTTTAGTTTGTAGAGCTGCTTGACCATCTCCGAGTTTCATAATCAAGATATTATCAACTCCATTAAAAGGATCATTGACCTCAATTAAATCCGATATAGTGAGTGTTTTTAAATCAAACTTTTCATCAAAGCCTTGATACCCAACTCTGAATTCTACTGTTGCCGGACTCTCTGCATTGCCCTCTTTTATTCTAGCTCGGTGATCTGGTGTAAGGTTGTATAGATTTATGATTGACTGATTTGGTTCTGAGCTTCCGTTTTTCTGAATCGTGAAACTACATCTCTGATCTGTGAATATTAATGAAAGCCCACCCCTCGTGATAGTACATTCATATATTCTGTTATATAGTTCATTAGCCATTTATACACTTTCTGGTAAAGCATCGTCATACATCAATAAAAAACGATTCCCGAATTCATCTTTGGTCATTTCATTCGTGGTTTGCTTTGTATCTATTATTACTAGATCACCGGGCGGTACACCCTCACCAACAAACCGACTCTTTAAATCAACACTGTTTTGCATTGGGATACTTGCCAGGATGACATCACCCAAAGAGTTTAGTATATCAAGGGTCCATCTTCCCCATCTGTTATTGAACTTAAATCTAAATGTAAAGTTCACACCATCAAGGTCTATATTAAATGAGTTAAAACGGATAAGAGGGTCAACGGGTATAGTTAGTATCAAAATTTCACCTTGCCAAAGCCTTCTTGATTATTAAGAGGGTGGTCTCACTGTTTTTTTCATTTGCTGGCTTAGTGCTTTTCTTTCCAGCACTTTTATCTTCATTACTAGCCCCATCAATGGCATCTGGTTTGAATGCAAGTAAAGCAAAAGAAACCACTTTAACCTCTTCCATTGTAACGATAAAAGGCAATGTACCACCACTACCCCTTTGGCGGTTGATATTAATGTTTGTGATTATCATATTCTTGTAACTTTTTAATTTAGTCACAAAGGTAAGAGGTAACCTATTGTCTCGAAGCTCTTCTAAGTATTCAAAAGCCAGTTGTGACCTGGATTGATTTGCTGCATCTAGAAAACCACCCACACTCCCCTTATTACGAACAGCATTTCTCAAAGGGTTGTTGGCTGTTGATGAAAAGAATGAAGCTGCCAGGGGGCTATCAGATATAGTCCCGGTTATAGATAAAACGATAGGATTTAAAATAACATGGTCGGATATCTGTTCCAAAGATGATACTGGATTCTTTGTAACTTGTGCAGACTCGTTATGATTGATTACCTCTGTCACATCTATATTAAGAACAATAGAACTATCAACCGGATCAATAAAACGGTTCCTTAAAAGGTTTCTATAAATAATACTGCCGAGTGCCATTACTGCTCTCTATTGGGACTGTTCTGTTGTTTAGCTGAGTTATTTATCTGATCTCTCATGCTCTTTTCCAATGCTGCTTCTGTACCATTTTGAACAGCCTTTTGTACTTTGTCTGGATCACCGCCATTAATATTAATTTCATTATTTACAATAATAGGGCCGTTTCCTCCTGGTGATGGTC